TGAAAGATAACCCGATGTCGTGTATGTAGGTGTCCCGCCTGTACCTAATTGAACCAAAATATTTGCGGTCGATGATAAGGACACACCTTGAAATATAATGGTAATGCGCTTAATCCAGCTTGGCAATGCTGTGAAGTCAATACTTGTTCCGCTGGTAGAAGCAACCGCAGTACCAGAGGTGATTCCCAGTATTGCACCTGAGTTGATTGTGACGCTTGCTGATCCATCAATTGTGACTGCCATGATTTATCCCTCGTAGATTATGTTGACTGAACCAGCGTCAAAGGTGTCTGTACCGTTGACTGTGGTGATGCGGATGCGGTCAAGAACATCTGATAATGTTTTAGTCCCGCCAAAACTATTAGCAAAGCCATCGCTACGAATTAACACACCAGAAGTAACCCATGCGTTAGAACTGACAGTCATAATTTGAACTAACCCAGAAAAAGTGGCTGCGGCAGAACCACTTTGGCTTAAAACAAAACCTGCTGTACTTGTTGTTTCGCCTACTCTTGATCCAGCGCCACTTGCGTATCCTGTATTTTCTATTCCACCAGAATCACCTAGTTGAACTAAAAAATTACTTGTACCACTTACACTCACACCATTGAACATCACAGTAATACGATCAATCCAAGCAGGTAACGCTGTAAAGTCAATAGAAGTACCTGATGTAGACGCAACAGCAGTGCCAGCGGTAATCCTCTGCATCTGCGCTCTAGCAGAGTTGCTGTCAGTCCCATAGAACTGGCCGTTGTATTCAAGGTTGCCTGTTGCTGGCGAACCAATCAGCGTGTTAGAAGTTAAAGCAAGTATTGACATGATTAGCCCTCGTACAAAATGTTGACTGTGCCAGCGTCAAAGGTATCAGTGCCATTGGTTGTTGTAATGCGTACTGCGGTAAGAGCCGCCGCTAAAGCAATTTGACCAGATGAGTAAGAACCGCGTACAGCGTTTGTGATTAGATTACATGATGATGACCATGTGTTACCTGTTAAATTTACCAAAGTAAAAACACCATACGTTGAATCTGCTGCGGCAACAGTACCGTTAATTAGCATACCAGTGGTATTGGTTGTTAGACTTGTACTTGATACAACACCACCGTTATAACCTGTAGTTGTGTAAGTTGTTGAACCTGTGCCTAATTGAATAATCAATGTTGAAGTACCACTTGTACTTAATGCAGAAAATGCAACAGTAATCCGCTTAATCCAACTTGGCAAACCTGTAAAGTCAATTGAAGTACCTGACGTAGATGCAACAGCAGTACCCAACGTATTAACAGCACTTGTCGCAGTAGCAGCTTGAAGCGTCAACGTATTAGTGCCAGCAACAGCAGGAGCTGATACTGTGATCGCTCCGCTGGTGTCTCCTGATATAACGACTGATGACATATATTTCCTTTACAGAACAACCCAGCGAGCGCCGGTGGGAACAGTGACAACAATACCGCTGTTGATGGTGATCGGGCCGGTGGACATGGCGTTAAAGCCAGTGCTGAGAGTGTAGCTTGTTGTGACAGTCTGGCCGTTTTCCACAAACACTTGGTCAGCACCGCCGCCCGTTGCGCCGCCACCCAAGGCTCCCCAAGCTGTCGCGCCGTAGCCTTCAAACTTGCCGTTTGTGGTGTTGTAGCGCACCATGCCGGTGACGGCTGTGGGGCGTTGAACGGTAGTGCCCACGCTTAGTTTGGCTGCACCCGTGTTGTTCAAAGTCAGTTGGCCAGCCACTGTCAGTGTGTTGCCCAACACAACCGCGCCGGTCACGCCCAAGGTGGTGGCAAACGCTACGGCACCGCTGGCCGTCAGCGTGGTGAACGCTCCAGTGTTGGGCGTGGTGTTGCCAATCGGTGGAGGTGTTGCAAACGCGGTCAAGTCTAAGGGGATGGAAATGTTGTCCACGGTGTAGAGCAACACGTCGTTGGCGTCCTTGACCACAAACTTGTAGCTGGTGGTGTTGACTAACCAAATGTTGGCTTGGCCGTAAGAGTCCAAAATGATTGGGTTGGTGTTGGCCGTACCGGCACCGAAGTCGGTGTAGGTAGCGATAGGCGTCGAAGTACCGCCAGCGTAGGTGTAGATTTTGCCGCCGACAAGAGGCAAGCCATCCGATCCGAAAATCTGCTGTTTGGGGGAGGGGGTTAAGCCAGCCATTGGATTACCTCAAGTTGTTTGTATTTTGTCATGGATATTGTGGAGCCATGCCGGTCATGTTAATTCGCAACGCATTTGTTGGCTGTTTAAGAGCCTCGCCAAGACGTTGGCCTACTTGTCTGCCGCGGGCAAATTCTGCTGCTGATTTTGCAAGCGGAACTCTAATTGCTTCCAATCCTTCTAACCCTCGAATAACAGCACCAGCGGTGTTTGGATAATTTACTGCACCAGGCTGTTTAACCAAAATGTCTTTTAAAGAATCCCTCAAATCAAGAATTTGATCGCGGCCTTGTTTACCAAACATATAAGCCAATTTATCATCAAAATCTAATTGATTGACAGCAGTATTGAAATTCTTAAACGACATTTGATCACCCTTGGTGAGCAAATCTTTCAAGTGCTGAATGGTTTGGCCTTGCAATTCAGCGTATGCCTGCTTGCCTTCTGGACCAGCTTTTTTCAGCAAACTAGTAACGGTTCGCATTTCTTCCAAGCTGCCATCCAAAACAACGTGTTTAAAAATGTCTTCATAAGCCACTTGGCGGTCTACATAACCAGCTTTGGTGCCAAGCAATTTATCAACTCTGCCAACATTTTCAAATTGATTGGCCAACTCTTTGCGCTGCGCTCTGGCCGCACGGTATAAATCACCACCAGCGCCATCGGTAGCTTGGTCAATTAAGCCTTTTAATTCTTTGGCATTGGGCGAGCCTTTGACTTTGCCAATTTCTTGGTATACATCTTCCAATGCTCGAATTGAAATTGTGCCCTTGTTGGTTGGGTCATTCATTCTTAATGATTCAGCCACAGAATCCAAAATTGGGTCCAATTTTTGTCTCATTGTTGGCGTCTTTTGATTTATAAAATCAATAATTCCTTGGTATGGAACTTGTTGCAAAGTCTCGCCAGCATTATCTGCATTTGCATAAGCTTGTTTGTATGCATTAAATTTCTTTTCATATGTATCAACTAATGCTTTGTCAACGATTTTGCCAACTTGGCGCATTTGGGTCGGATCTGCAACCTCGGCGCCGGTTTGCTCAGACATAAAATTAAATTTTTGAGAAATTGCTTGTTTTTGTTGTTCTCTAAACCTAGCCATCTGTGCAATAAGCTCTTGCTTTTTAGCCTCACTGACACCAGAAATAGCACCGCGTTCAATGTCAGATTCAAATTGTTGTTGCGCCAAAGACTTGGTGCGCTCACCAGCTGTAGCAGGCAGATTCATTCTCTGCAAACGCTCTTCCCGCATTAAGTTTTCCGCAGTGCTTGCAGCGCCCATGCCTTGCATGGTTGGCTGTTCACGGGTTAAGGCGCTTGCTAGCATGTTTTTAGCAGGCGCAACGGCCTGCCTGACTATAGGGCTTAGTTGATTAAGCGCAGCAGGCGTAAGGGTGCTTAAAGCCGTTCCTGCGCTGGTCAATGGTGTAGGTGGGATTGCGCCCAAAAAATTGCCAATAGCTCCAGCTATTTCTGGCCCTGTTTCTGTGCGTGGTTGGTAAAACTGACTTGCAGTTGCTTGAGCTGCTTGTTGGCCAGCTTTAATGCCTTGTGGAGTCTTCCAACCAGTAACGGCTTCAGTGCCATATTTTGCAATTGGGGTTGCAATTGCACTAGCAATATTTCCAGCAATGATTGCCGGCGTTTCAGCAACACCCATAATTCGGTCGCGCAAGGACACTTCAGGTTTGGGCAAACTTATGACGTTTTCTGCACCAGGTACATCGGCACCCACCAAACCTAATTTTTTAAAAAAATCAGGCCGTGAAATTTTGTCTGCATAGAATTTTTGGTGCAACGCATCAGCCAATGCAAGATCTGGCACATTGTTGTACTCAGGGTTTTCTTGGCGAAATTCAATAAGTGTTGCCATTTAAACCCCTTATTTATTAAACAAACCCAAGGGATCGGATGCGCTTGTTGCGTTTGATGCGCCAGGCGTTAAGCTTTGAATTGATTTTGCGCCTGATCCAGCTTGAATTTCCATGGCTTTAATAGCCAATTCACGCGCTCTTTGTTTTTGTTTAATTACAGAAGCATCATTGCCTGGTTGAGGAAAATACAATTTTTCAGCCATTGCAAATTCACTTGGCGCAATTGATGCACCAGATTCTTTTCGCAAAACCGCTGTAATAAAGTTAATGCGCGAATTTTGTATTTGTTGTTGTTCTGGACTCATGCCACCCAAAATACTTGGCAAAACATTAAATATATTGTCTGTTGCGCCAGCCAATTTGTCACCAATGAATGGAACAAGACCAACCGTACCGCCAACAGTTCCCCGAATAAGTCCAGTATTGGTTTCGCCTTTACTTTCAAGATTTTTTAGCACGGCATGAGAATCTTTCATTCTCATACCAAACGCTGTAGCGTTGCCTTGTGACTCGGTCAATCCAGCAGACTTACCCATTAATGGTTCGCCTCTAGGCTGAATGATTGGCTCTGCAGCTGGTGCGACAACTCCACCACGTTTGCCCGCGCCGCCAGGCGTTACTGTGGCACCGCTAACCCCACCAAATGGCACCATAGTTGGTGGTGCAGTTTGATTAAGGTTAACAGGATACGCTTGCAATGTTCGATTGTTGACGCCAACAATAGCGCCGTCTTCTTTCTGCTGAATGGTAAAGCCAGGGTTGGCTTTTTCCCATGCAAATTTTCGTTCATCAAAATTAAGTCTTTCTCTAGCAAGACCCATATCTTTGATTTGTCTATCGTAAACAGCAATATTGGGATCTTTGGGATTTTTAGCAGCCAAAGCATTGCGCTCATCAATATATTTTTGCAGCTCAGTGGGTGTAACGTCTTGTGGCGCAGTAAATATTGATTGATTTTCCCTTACCAAATTTCTACCAACAACATGGGTTTTGCTAGCTTCTTCCCATTGTTTAGTAAGAAACGCAATCTCATCTTTTGCTTTGCTGCTATAAGGAAACCGTGTTCGTAAATCGGTAATCTTTGCCAACAATTGATCCGCTTTAGAAGGCTCGGCAAGAGCGTTGGTTGGCGCGGAAATAGTAGCGGGGGCTAATTGATTTGTTGGTGCGCCAATTGGTGGCAAGTTTGCACCTGTTGACGCTGCCGATCTTTGCGCTTGGGTAGCAATTGGCGCATTAGGATCAAATGTGCCAGATCCCAAAGCGCCAGGCGTAAATGATGCAGCACCCACAGGAGTTTGTGCTGGCCTGCCGTAATTTGCAAATTCTTTGTCTTGCTGATATGCCAAAACCTTTTGCGCTGAATCTATTAAATGTTGGCCAACAGCTTGAACTTGTTTATTTGGATGCCCCAACATTTGCATCCCTGTTTCCATAGGATCATTACTTGGTGAGCCATTTTTTTTGGCCTCAGTCATAATTGTGCGTACTGCATCTTGTGCTTCTTGCGTTTCTCGCATTGCCATTCGAGCTTGCGCTAAATTAGTTTGAGCTAATTCGTTTTGCGTACCAGCAGCTTCTCTCTGAGATTGAGCGGCTAAAATATTTTGCATTTGGCCGTATTGGGCCAAAGGATCAGGCAATTGAAGTTGCTGAACGCCAAGTGAAATTCTAGGATCTATAGCCATTTTTTATCCCCAAGGGTTTTCCATAGCGTTACGATTTGCTAATGCGTTCACCATGTTTTGGCTGTTTGTGTAATTTAAATATGTATTCAAACCACCCGTCATAGCATTTGCGCCGCCGACATAGCCAGATGCCCGTGCGGCTGCGGTGTTTGTAATGTCATTACCAACATTAGTTGCCGTGTTTTGACCAGCAGTGCTAAGTTGTTGCGCGGTGGTTTGACCCATACCTGTCAAAGATTGCAAAGGGCCAAGGCGGGCTTGACGTTCTGCTTGGTAACGGTTAAATGCGTTGGTGTACTCTTGTGAGCCATAGTCTTGGCCAAATCGTTGAAGCGCCTTGCCAGTGCCGCCAGACAGCAAGCCACCGCGAGCCGCTGCAGATCGTTCTACGGCTTTTTGGCCTTCACTTAACCTAAACGCGTAGCCTGGATCGGCCTTAAATTGATCCATGCCAAAAGGTGTATATTTTGACGCAGCTACCAACTCAGGCAAAGCATTGACACCAACGTCATAAAACGGTTTTTGAAGTTTAACGGTATCTTGGTATTGTTGATATTGCAATTGCGCGGCGCGGTCTGACGCGGCGGCTTGAGTGTTAGCGGCTTTGCCAGCTGCGTTTGAGCTTAAAAGCGAGCTTCCAATAATTGCTGCGGGGATCATCCATGCGGCCATATCAATTCTCCTTAACTAATTCTTTTGCAATTGACATTACTTGTTCCATGTCATGCGGTTGTGTCAAGACTTCATCAATCTTGTCAACATCTGTGCAATCAGAAGCATGGATGCAATACCAAACAACATCTGTCAATGACCTAACGCCGTGATGCGCGTCTGCTTCAATAGTCAAACATGCTGGCGCATGGATTACTTTTTTCTTGCCGTCTACAATCAATTCAATTGATCCACTTGCCAAAATAGATAAGTGTGAAAAATTATGCTTGTGGTGCAAAAGCAAATAGTCTGCGGGCATCCGCATCTCTTTGGCGTACACGCCTGAACTGAAATGATGGTGGATCACGAAACTTCCCTTCCGCTGACGCGCATATTGATGGCGCTGGCTGTTCCAGCAATTGTCGATATAAACCCGCCAGAAGGCAAGATCTGTCCGACAAGTTCAGGGAAAATATAGGTTTCAGACGCGGCCAAGGATTTGTTTTTGACAATCAAATTGTCGTTGCTGGCGGTGCCTGTGGCTGTGACCAAGTTGACGCTGATGGTGGCTGCAGAGCCGCTGTAGTTGGTGGCTGTAAATTTATCAATGATTGTTGTCACACCATTGGCAGTGTATTGCGTCGTTTGAGTTGCCTCAACGGTTTTGGCTGGCACTAGATTTTTGGCAGTTACAGTCATTGAAGCACCTTTTACAAAACAACCCAGCGAGAACCTGACGCAATTGTCACGGTCTGACCGCTAGCAATGGTGATCGGCCCAGCCGACATGCCTGAATTTCCAGTAGCTATAGTGTAACTTGTAGACACGGTTTTGCTATTAACCTGAATGCCGTTGCTAGAAATATGCACCGATGAGGTAAATTCGCCCGTAGAAGGCTTGTACAGCAAGTTAGCGTTGCTGGTGTAAAGCGTAGCCAAAGCGCCTGATGTGGCCGCAGCAAACGTAGGATAGACGTTGGTAGACGTGGTTGTGTCATTGCTGATTGTTGCCCCGCTGCCGCTGGCCACCGCCCAAGTTGCCGTGGTCCCGTTGGAGGTTAGGACGTAGTTATTGGCTCCAATAGCCAGCCTGGTGGCGCTGTTGGTCCCGTTTCCAATAATCAGGTCGCCTGTGCTGGTGATGGGCGACAAAGCGTTAAACGCTGCGGCTGCTGTAGTTTGGCCAGTGCCGCCTTGAAGAATAGTGACTGCGGCGTTATCCGTAAGAATTGTGGCTGTAGCGTTAGGTAAAGTAAAAGTCTTTTCTGCTGTAGCTGGCCCAGAAAACTTAGTAAAACCGTTGCCTGTGCCGCCGTAGGTGGACGCAATAATTTGAGTTAGAGCAGCAGAACCATCAAAATTATTGCCGTAAATTGCGCGGGGCGTTGTTAAAGTAGCCGCAGAACCTGTAGTGTTTTGGTTTAACGTAGGAAAATCTGCGGCAACAGCAATAGACAATGCGCCCGTTGTTGTTGTGGATTTTAGAATGCCTGTAGTTAATGCAGATGTACCAACCGAATAGTCAGTTCCAACCGTAGCAGCAGAAATTGCAGTGCCATTACCTTTAATAACGCCTGTAATGCTTGTGCTGACGGTAATTGCGGGGGTTGTTGTAGCTGTGGCTACAGTACCTGCAAAGCCATTAGCTGATACAACAGAAACAGAAGTAACAGTTCCTAAGCCAATAGCTGACGCCGTGACGTTCTTCCAATAACCTAACGTGCTGTCGTAAGCAATCAGGTTGTTGTTGGCCAAGGTGCCAAACTGCACGTTGGAATCAGTGCCGCCAAGTTTTGAGCCACGTTGCAATCCCACTTGAAACGAGCCAGAACCACTAGACCCTGCATTAACCACAATGCCAATTTGCATTTTAATGTTGGGCGCGACAGGTTCAATGTTGGTAGGGTTGCCAGTTACTGGGTTGTACCAAATTTCGTCATCATCAGCCCAAGTTTCGCCAAACGCAGTGCCATTGGTTGTAATTCCATGCACTACGCCATAAGTTGTTATTCGACCAAAACCATTTAATGCAATATTTTCTGTAGCTACGCCAACAATGTCGTTTGCATTTGTAATGCCTGCAATCGTAGGGGCAAACGTGATAACGCCGCTGGCTCCTACTGTACCCGTGTGGTAAACAATTTGAAGCGGGGAGTCTGTAATTGCCGCAGAGGCTTTGCCGTATATGAATAGCTCTTCGCCAACTTGCTGGGTAATGTTGCCACCACCCATACCAAAGTTAAGCGAACCCGTGGAGTTGTCGTACCACATGCGGCCAGCGGCTAATGTAGTGCCTGACCCACTGCCAAACTGCACATAGGTTGGGCTACTGATAGGGCCGGTAAGCCCCGACAAACTAGTAATGTCGGCGTTGGCACCTTTGAGCGCAAAGGGAGCGCCTGCGGCTGTTGTAGCACCCGTGCCACCGTTGGCGATATTTAAAATACCGGCAAAAGTGATTGTGCCGCTAGTGGTAACTGGGCCACCAGTAGTAGTCAAGCCTGTGGTGCCGCCAGATACATCAATTGACGTAACCGTGCCTGACCCGCCGCCTGTAGACGGCACAAATGGAGGGGCAAGTTGCAAATCATCCAATGATGTTTGGTTATTGCCGCCGCCGGTTAAGTTAAACAAGTTTAAAAAGAATCGATACCATTCACGCGACATCAACCCCGTGCGAGTGTCGATAAATTCGACCCGCGACGAGGGTAGGTTGGTTATATTAAGTTTTTCAGGCATTGGTCGGGCTCAGAATCAATTCAGCGCCCATAATGGCCACTTTCACTGGATCAGTCCCAGACGCTTCGTAAACCCTGTCTCGCAGCTTGAGCGTCATACCCAACCGCCGCCAAAAGACGCGCTGATAATGCGCTCCGATCTTGCCCATTGGTGACCAGTGTTCGCTGCTCCATGTGTGGCCACCATCATCTGACCAACGAAGCATGACTTGCGGGTCATCGCCTTGGCCAGTAGCCAAGCCAGTACCTGACTCGCAATTTAATTGCAAACTGTGGTGCGCGGTGCGTTTTAGGTTGTTTTGACCGCTGGGCAAGGCTCGCCATGAACGCAGCCATTTTTGAGGTTGGTCATAGTCAGCATAGACATTGAGCGTCATCTTGTAAATGTTGCCGTTCTCAAAATCTCCCACAATGGTGTTGCCACCAAAGTTACATTGGCAGTTTGACCGATGGCGAGTAAATTCGCCGTTGTCCCAGCCAGCTCGCTCATGCCACGCTTGGGTGGCTACGTCAAACACCCATGTGGCGTTGCCTGTGGGGAATGTAAGCACATAAAAAGCATGGCCTTCTTGCTGGTAGGTATAAGCCACCGCGTCTGAAATATCTTTATATTGAGCAATTGCGTACTCAATAGCATGGGTAGACACGCGCTGACCAGTGTAGCCATTGGCTCGATAGACAATACCTTGGCCACGGGCGTCGGTGCCTAGCCAAAACAGGCCATTGTCCAACTTGGCCACCGAGAACGCAGCCACACAGCCAATTTCGTTGAAAGCGCCTTGGATACGGGTCAGCGGGAAGTCAGCCAAGCCAGCGTCGTACCAAACCTCAATTGAGTCGGTGCCAAACATCCATGCTTCGCGGTGGTCTACGTTGATGGCCACCAAACCGTCGGGTGAGCCTTCAGTGCTGGCAAAGTCCAGTGGATCGACCGACAGGCCGTCCAACAAAGACGTCACCCACACCTTTTGGCTGTCAGGCTCATTGAACACAAAGTAACCGTCTAAATAGCCCACGGTCACTGCGCCAGGGAAATCGGGGTCAGTGATTTGTTGAAAAACGTCTGTGACTTCGTTGTAAATGTAACTGTCAGGATTGCAGGCAAAGAATATCTGGGTGCCGTTATCAGCAATAGACACAGGGCCAGTACCGGTCACATTACCCAACAAGGTTGGCACGTTAGTAAGTCCTGTGACTTTATAGACTTCCAAGCCAGATACGACATAGAAGTCAGAGCCATTAGTTTGGTGCGCCCAAAGGGCACGGATCGGGCCTGTGCCAATTGTTTGCAAAAATTGAAGCCCAGGGCACCGCGTCAGAAAAGCCGCCGTCTGGCCGCCGTCTGGCGTGGCCTCGGGGTACAGGTTTACCATGCGATTGTCGGCAGCATTGATGCTGCGAGCAACATAGCTGGAGCCAAGAATCGGAGATTGCATTAGTAGTTACCGGCGTAGATGTTGAAACGCTGACGTGAGGCAATAATGGCATAGGGCATCGACATAACATCATCAGGGTTGTTGATGCGTTTCAAGTTGCGTTTGCTGGTCATTGCAATGCGTTGCACTTGTGGGCTTGGCTCAATGCCAAATTCAGGTGCAATTTCCATTGCCAAGTTATATGTGAAAGCTCGCAAATAGCCTGGTGGAAACAAAATTTCAGTTACCAAAGTGGCAGGCTGATCTAGCTCTTGCACACTGATAAAGTGCCATTCCAAGTCCCGTGTGGGCTTGGGATAGACCGTCATTTGAATATTGGGGTATTCCATATTAATCCACATAACTTGTGGATAAGTGGAAGTGACCGTTTTTACAGCAATGCCGTCATATTGTTGCTGATTAATAAATTTAATTCCATAAGACACGTTGGTGCCTGGGTCGCGGTAATAGGTAGCGTCGTCCAACAAGATTGGGCGAATGCCATCAAAACCGCCAGCCGCCGCGCCTGAAGGGCCAAGATGGCGTTGAATTTCGCCAGCTGGCCAAGTAAAGGTTTGGTCAATCGTATTAAAAACAGCTAAACGCTCGGTATTCCATGAATCAATCATCTGATTGAGCGCGGTCAAAGCGTCTTGAGAAACAGACGCAGAAGGTGTTTCACCTTCAGCCAACACGCCAAGCAATCGTAATGCTCTATTGATTTGATCGCCAGCAGTGTATGTGGCCATGTTTAAGCTCCTTGTTCGACCACC